GAAAACCGGTTACAGGACCAGTCAGAGTAAAAAAGCTGGTGCCTGTTGTGTTGGAACTCTCACGAACCCTGTCTCTAAGAATTAGCGCCATGCATTAACCTCAAATCGTAATGTTTTGCCAGTTGGCTGGTTGGTCTGTCTCGATAGCATCCCACGAAGGCGTGCTTGTTGAATTAATTGCTTGCCAAGAACCCGCCTGAGAATTGTTAATAGTATTCCATGCAGGCGTCTGGTTGTCATTTATAAGACCCCAATTTATCGTCTGCGAATCGTCGATTAGCTCCCACAAGAACCGGGCTTGTACGGTGCTTGACAAATTAACAAGTTGGAACACCTGCGCGACAAAATTTGCCCCCGCCGTAGATATACCAGCAGCCCTTAGTGCTTCTGCAACGGTAGGCCGGAAAATTGCAGTCGCCGCTTCTGCATCTAACGCAGTTATTGTTTCACTAACTGCCTTGAAGAAAATGCCAACCGCGCTGGGCGTATCTGTAACAAGTCCTGATTCACTGACCGAAGCGGTAAAGACGACCGTAACTTGACTGACGCCAATTGCCAGCAATGTCTCAGAAACAGTCGGCGTGAACACCGCAAGCACACTCTGCGCATCGACAAAAGTGGCGGACTCGCTTAGATCGGGCCTAAAGATGGCGTTTGCTTGCAGGCTGCTTGCTGTCTGTGCGGACTCAGAAACACTGGCAAGATACAAACCTACGGCGGTGTTTGTATCTTGCAACAACACGGTTTCCGCAGCCGAAGCCACAAATGTCGTAACGGGCTGGCTTGCAGCAAACAACGTAATAACGTCGGCCAACTGCCCGTCGAATATTGTGTACACACTTTGGTACTCAGAAAACTGCGCTGCTTCGGAGAGCTGTACAGCGAAGTCTACTTGCGCCTGAGCGGTGTCTGTAAGCGCAATGATCTCTTCTGCCACAGACACGGGGTATATACCAACGGCGGTAGAAGCGTCAGTTAGCTGCGGGTCTTCAAATATGTTTGCGCTAAACTCAGTTTGTACGGTAACGTCTGCAACAAAATAAATAGATTCGCTTGACTGCGCATCAAACACAACAAACGATCCGTACTGTCCTGTAAAGACACCGCCTTCTAACACCTGTGCGGCAAAATCAACAAGCCCTTGCATGGACTCCACAAATTGTGCGTCTTCATCAATATCAGCAGTAAAGTCAACTTGTGCAGTCTGGTCTTGTTGTGTCAGCACACTTTCGTCATAGGTTGCAGAAAAGTCAACTTGCGCGGCTTCAGTACTTGTGGTGGTTATTACTTCATCATTAGCGGCAAAGGCTTCCTGTGAGCCAGACTGACTTTCATTAAACTGCGCGTCTTCATCAACGTCGGCATTAAAATCAACTTGAGTTAAAACGGCGTCAGTGGTCTGTGTGGTTTCATCTATCACACTTGCAAAATCTGTCTGTACTGACTGTGTATTATCAAAAGTCGCAGAATCAGTTAGCGCCGCAGCGTAATCAACCTGCCCCACTTCAGTAGAAGCAAGCTGGTGAATCTCTTCTATTATTAAAGAGAAAGTAAGGCCGCTGCCGATGACAAAGCCGTACAAGTGTAGGTGCTCGTCTATATCGGCAATAAAAACATTCTGCGGGTAATCAACTTCATCAGTGACAAGGACTGTTTCGCTAACAGTCATATTGGCTTCGAACTGTCGATCAACCGTGTCACTAAACAGCGCTGATTCATCAACAAAGCTGACGAAAATTGCATCGTTAGTAAAGGTGTCCGCAAACACACCCGCTTCAGAAACCGCCGCGTTTGTTTCCTGTATCCCAGCAACAACCTCAACAAACTGTGCATCCTCGTCTATCTGACCGTCAAACAAAACAGACGCACTTTCAGAATCCGAGAAAACTACCGAGTCTGTAATATCGGCAAACGCATCTTGCGCACCAGATACAACGTCTGAGAATACAGCCGCCTCGTCGTACGCAGCTAACAAATCGGCAGACGCCGTTAGCTGTTCGACAAATTGAACATCTTCATCAATATCGGCTGCGGCGGTGTACTGGGTGCTTACATCAGAAGAAACTTGAACCGCTTCATCCAATAACCCTACATAGGCTGCCTGCCTACCAAAACTGTCTGAACCAAGGAATGACTCGGCTACCGCCGAAGATGTTATGAGCGCACCAGTTAGTGCGTCTGTTACCTGAATTGATTCTACAAAAGCAGCGTTAAAACCAGCGACAACAGTCTGGACGTTATACGCCGTTATCGATTCAACACGCGTTGCACGTGCGATATACTGCACAGACTGCGAGTCATTAAAAGTCGCAGACTCTGCAATAGTAACAAAATGAACAACCCCGCCAAGACTTGAAAAAGGGGCTGTTGAAAATGGTAAAAAACCAAACACGCATCAGCCCCTTTTTTACTTAGGCAGCAACCAATTGTGCCTCGTCAAACCAACGTTGATGTTCTGCACCGTCTGCGTCTGTCCAAGAAACTAGATACTGCACATTTCCATCTTCGTCCATACGCAATGCTTGAACGGGACCTTGAGGAATAGTGGCAACCAGTTTTACGGTGTCGCCTTTTTTAAATGCGGTAGCCATGAAGCCTCCTATTAAGTTGCATCAGCGGAGAACGTGTACGTGACATTCAGCGTGTCGCCGTTTGCCACGATCTTGTCACCGCCAGTGAAATCACCTTCCGAGAACAGAATACCTGAAGTGCCAGAAGTAACACTCGCCAAAAACGCTCCAGCAATTGTGGTAGTGTTGTTCATGTTAAACACAGCAGGGGAAGCCGAATTATCGATAACCGACGGATCAGCGGTAGTAGCTGTACCGAAAGTCACCGCTTTACGCGTACCGGAATAGTTTGTATCCTCGGTCCAGCCCGCGTGCGTGGCGAGCGTATCACCAGCGATATATGTAGTGCCGGAACCGGGGCCTGTGATCAAACCAAGATACCAAGCAGCGGTGTAGGTTGAACCTTTAAAATACTTGGTGTTCAAGTCTTGCAGACCTTGATTAACTACCAAGTTATGAAAAGTGTCTTCCCACTTGAAGTTGCCGTCTTTATCGAAGCAAGTGATTGTAAAGACACCGCCAAGGCCAACTGCGGCAGAACCTTGCGCACCTTGCGACACGTCGGCAGTAGCCACATCGCCAAGTTTAGAAGATTGATTAAACATAATAACTCCTTAAGGAAAACGAATTAAAGCCGTGGTTGCCGTATTTGCTGGCATTGTTACGGTGTTACTGGTTGAGGTAAAAACTTTATCCGCACCAAAGTCTAATACTAAGACGGATTTATTACTACGAGTAACGTTGTATATTAACGCACCGCGAGCAGTAAAATTTGCCCCGGGAAAAGACACGTTGTTAAAGTTCATATACACCGTGCCTGTGTTTACATCTGTGGCTAAAGTAGCCCCAGTAACCTGAACTCCACCTGCCGTATACCCCGTACCTGATACTTCGTTCGCCGCTGTGTACGCAGTGGTAGTGGAGCCTATAGTCGCTGTACCTGTGTACAAAGACATTTTTAAGGTGTCTGTCAACAAGTTCTGCCCCGCTTGGAGCATCTCCTGTTTAAAGCTGTTTGTCAGTCCTTGTTGGAGCGCCATTACTGATTCACCTTAATCTTAGCCTGCCCATCACGGTACGCATCCCCACGCTCAAGACCTGTGCCCAGACGGTTCAACTGACCTATAGCGTCTTGGAATTTCTTCTCATAGTACGCCATCATATCCTGTTCGCCCTTCATAAAGATGTATGCCTCTACCAGACAGCCATACAGCAAAACAGGGTCGTAGTTGTCACCAAGCCATGAAGTGCCTGCGGTGACAATCGACTCTGGGTAATAGTAGTAATGCAGTTCTACGTCGTACTGAACATCTGGGGTAGGACCCAGAATAAAGCTTAATTCTGTAGTAATAGTCCCCGAAGTTACAGTGGGGCCAAACAGCGCGTAATATTTAGGCAGCCCCTTGTCCACATTTGGGTTTGGGTAAGCTTCCCGCATAAAATTGACATCTTTGTTTAGCAGGTATGTGTATGCGCCAGTACCGTCTACTACAGCCAAAGAAAATGACGACAAAAAATCAGGAGGGCAAGATAAATACTTATTGTTTGCTGTGGTTAACCCCATGACGTTCTTACGTAACGCAGGAATTTGTACGGAGTTGTAAATGCGTTCTTCAGCCTGTTGAACAAAAACAGGGATATTCGCCACGAATGTCGATTCGTAGTTCTGTGTATAAGACTGAATATCAGCTACTAACGCCGCATAGTTCACAGCTTACTCCTTACGCCATAGGGCCACGGCACATAAAACCTTTAGTCGCAGCGCCAGCACCACGCATCTTTATGCCGTCCCGCTTCACATCGTCACGTCCGGGGTCGCCTGCGCTTACACGCTGCACGCCCGTGCGAGGACCAAGCTCTTTGGCGCTCTTAGTTTGTGGGTCAGACTTGTCGCTTGGGGGCATCATAGTATGAGGTTCGGCGTAAAACTCAGCAGAACCTACTTCTTTCCCCATCAGTTTCTTAGAAAACTTAGCCATTATCGACCCCTTCCAGTGGACTTTTGGTTCATAGCACGAGCCATATTACGACCATACTTACGCATAGCCTCACCTGTCACGCCGCCTTTAGCCATCTTGTGCATACGCTTTTCGTGAGCTTTGACTTCCGCCTTAGCTACCTGCTTCATCTTGTCCATAACTTACTCCTATGTGATTGTCACATTGCCCACTATCCCTGCCGATGTCAGGTAGTTGGGCGTTAACCCTGCATCGTTTGCACTTGCGCCGCCTACCGGTGCCCAACCCCACTGAATCACCCTGCTACCTTCGCCCGGGGGTCCTGCATCGTATGCAGTTGGTAGCTGTAGCCCGGTATTCCCGGAGGAATAGTAACTGTGGTCTGGGCGTGGCTCCCGCACTGCTTGCGGGTCGTCCACTGGGTATAAACCTAATTTTAACTGCGGATGGTCGGGGTCCCAACAAGTTTTACAAACCTTCTCGTTGATGATATTACCTTTGACCACCAACTTCCTAAGTTCTTTTAGCTTGAACCGGAACCCGCACCTATCGCACTCGGCAATAGACCTGTATCCAGCGGAAAACTTATTACCCATTATCTCGACCTAAACATTCTAGGTACGAACCGAGACGTGGCTTTCTCCCTATCCTCTCCAGCCGCCAAGTCAAATTGTTCGTCGTATGCCGCCTTCAGTATCTGTAGTCGGTCAGTACCCTCGGGTATCTTCATGGCGATGTAGTACGCCAAGCCTGCGGTAATACAGGGCAAGAACCTAAAGCTCATGTCCGCAGTCTGCATACCACTACCGGCATCCTCAATACGGCGCATACGCCAGTAAACGAAC